CGACGCTCGAATGGTCCCATCGAACGGATTGGTCGCCGCCACCTTCAGGGTGTAAACCTGCCCGCCGATGGTCACGGTGTCGTTCGCGTCACCCACGTCCGCGAAAGTGACGGTGCCGGTCGCCGCGACGGGCGCGGTGCCCGTGTAAACCGCGAAGCCGATTTCCGACAGACCGAAGTAGCCCGCCGGGTTGCTTTCGGACGCGCCGATCTTGTAGGCCATGCCGGGGATCACGTCTGCCAGCGTGTCGGTCAGACCGCTGGCAGACGCCAGCGCAACGACCGACGCCGAGCCGAGGAAGAACAGAGCGATGTTCTCGGGCTGGATGCTGTCGGTGATCATGGTGCCCGAGCGAGTGACTTCGAGCAGCATGGAGTCGTCCTTCTCACGGATGCCGTAGTCCGACGAGAAGTGATCGAGGTTTTCCGACTCGATGGTCAGATTGAACTCGGTCGTGTTGCCGATGTAGCGGAAGCCCTCCGGCAGTTGGGTCCCGTCCTTGAACTTCGAGAAATAGGTCTTCCCGCGCCCAAGGGTGTAGTTTTGCGTCGTCGCCATGATCTTCCCTTTCTCTGGTCAGTCTTCCAGTGGATCGGCCAAGTCTTCCACGATGTCCAGTGAAAGATTGAGCCAGAAATAAGCCTTGGCGGACACTTCATCCGGTGGGCGCACCACACCGGCTCCGATCCGCAAGTCCGTGACGTGGTTCCCCATGCCCCAGATGTTGTAGTTCCGATTCTGCCGCTTCGTCAGCGCCAGCTTCTTCTTCACATCCGCCATGAGCCGGTGCGCCGGTCGCGTCGGATGCTCCTTGTCGTCCTTGACAAACCCCTGAATCAGCAGTTCCCAAGTCCCGTTAGAATAGGACGAATCGGGCGGCGGCACAATCTGATCCAGCGGGATCGGAACTTCGAGGATCGAGAGCATCGGCAAGGGGTCTTTCTCACCGAAGATGTTGCGACCGACGAAGACACTCGCCGGGTCGAGATCGAAGAAGTAGCGGTCGGGCGTGCCGGTGCTGATCGACGCGAGGTCGTTCCGCAGGGCCTCCAAGATTCGGACACGCAGGACTTCTTCAGCCACGGTTCAACTCCACCAATCGCAGGAACTCGCGTTCCATATCCTTCACCACTTGGGGCGACATATCCGATGCCACACCGCTGTCGTCTCGGGCGCGGAAGACCTGCGCCACAGATGGACCATACAGCAGATAGAGGTTGCGGTCGAGTTTCTGCACGTCGGTCTTGTTGCGAAGCACTTCACCGGGCTTCAGACGAACCGCCAGACCCATGTTGCTCTTGGTGTCGATCTCGCTCTTGCCCGACCGGAGCCGGATCAGGAAGGCTCGCCGCATGAGCCGCGCCTTGCCCGGATGGACCATGACCTGCACGCCTTCCGTCAACTTGCTCTGCCCACCCACGACGAACCGAGCGAGCGACGTGGCTCGGGGGCGAGCCGCGATCCTCGCTTCCCGATCGGCCCGCTGCGCCTTCTTCGAGACATAGAGCCGCCGGTCGGCCGGATTGACGTAAGACGCCGGAAAGTTGACCTCGGAGCGAATGAGCCGCGCCGCACGGGTCCGGCCGCTCTCGGCCGTCTTGTTGATAGCCTGCGCCGCCCACAGCTTGATCTCGTCCTTCAGAGCGTCGAACTCTTGAAGGTTGGTGATCCCTTCTGCGAAGACGGCGTAGGCGGTCATGCCGGGGCTCCATAGGCCGCGAGATCGCCCGCGTCCAGTTCGGAGACCTCGGCCTTGCGAGTCCAGATGTCCTTGGGGTGAACGTGGTTGATTCGATACCCCTCGCTAGCCGAGATCATCACCACGGCATTGTTGTCTGGATCGAGTTCGGAGACCCAGAACAGCAGCGCCGGGACACTGGCCTCGGTCTCGGCGAAGTTGAAATTGGTGCCCTTCAGGTCGCCAAGCTGCGCGCCGAACTTGGTATGCACCCGAACATGGCACAACACCGGCTCGGCCCCCGCGAGACCGCCCGGATAGTAGAACGCCGGGACCCGCATCGCATTGTGCAAGTCTTCCCGTGCTCTTCGCTTGATGTCACGCAGGCTCACTCCACACCCCCGAAGAACCGAACTTTCGCGTCATTGTAAGCCCGAGCGGCTTCCTCCACCGTATCGAAGTATCCCAGATGGTGCTTGACGCCTTGGACTGTGATCTTCGCGTGCCATGCCCCTGTCTTCTTGTGCCACGAAACGCCACGGAATCCGGTGGTATTGCTCGGAAGCAAACCCGTGTTCATCATGTTTTGGGAGCGACTGGCGGGTTTCAGGTTGTCCCACTTGTTGTTCGCGCGGTCTCGGTCTTTGTGGTCAATCTCTTCAGAAGGAAAAGCCCCTGTCATCATTGCGAAAATAACCCGATGGGAGAGTATCGTTTTCCCGTCGATTGAAACCTGCGAATACCCCTCGCTGTTGATAGTCCCCGCCGGGCGACGACGCCAAAACAGTTCTCCGGTTTCCGGGTCGTATTCCAACATCTCGCGCAAACGCTCGACGAGGGCGTCACCCCCGTCGAGCGCGCGCTCCTTACTCGCCCGCAGGCTCATGGTTCACACCAGATCGGAGTCCGCGCCGTCGTCGCCATCGCCATTGCCGTCGGTGGACTCGCTGCCATTGCCATCGGCTTCGGTCTTCTCGGGCTCGGCGGGCTCGGGCGCGGGCTTCGGCTTCGAGGTCCGCTGCGTGGTGGTCTTCGGCTTCGTGGTCTTCGGCTCGGATTCCGCCGCAGCCGAAGTCGCGGCCGTCGCTTCCCCCGCCGGGGCGGTCTCTTCGACGACTTCGACGGCCCGGCCCTTGATCAGATCGGCGAGAAACTGCCCGTCCGCGACAAAGCGGGTGCCGGGCTTGATGACTTCGATCTCCGGCCGCACGGCCGGGCTGGTGGGCGTGGCGGCCTTGCCCGCCTTGATGGTCCGGTGAATCTCTGCCCGCGCGATAACGGTAGCCATTGGGCTATCCTCCTATGAAGGGGTTGGGGTTGCCCGGCCCCCGGAAGGGCCGGGCGGTGGATCAGGCGGCGTTGAGGACGGTCGCCCGGAACGTGTTGTTCGGGTTGACCGGAACCATCAGCGGGGCCGACTGGTTCATCACGAAGGTCGCCGACGGGTCGTGCTCGTCCCACATCTTCGGGAAGATAGCGAGAGCCTGCCAGCCTGCGGCCTTGTCCTGAATCGCACCGAAAGCCCGCACGCCCTGCACGCCCGGCCCGGTCAGCACCACGTCATCCGGCGACAGGAACTCGGTCATCGACCCGTCCGGCTCCTGATAATAGTCGGAATAGACATAGACATCGAGCGTGCCGGACAGCTTGCCGACGAACTCCACGTCCAGCCCCTCGCGGATGCCGAGGTTCAGGTTCAGGCCGTTGTTCTGCGCCTTCAGGTCGGTGTTGAGCAGTTCGCGGATTTCCGCGTCCTCGCGCATCACATCCCAGACATTCGCGCCGATGGTCAGGCGGTTGGTCGGGCCGCCGAACTTGGCCTTGCGGATGCGCGTGCGCCACGCTTCGATGTCACGCAGGATCGACACGCCGTTCTGACCCCACCGGGCCGCGCCGGTCAGGTTGACGGTGTGGTCGGCGTTGCGCTCGAAGTTGACGACGGTGCGCGGATACGCTTCGTCTTCCAGCACGACCTCGCCGTAGATGATGGCCTGCGCCGCCAGCCATTCCCACCGACGCTCGATGGCGCGGCGATGCTGACGCATGATGTCCGCGACGATGGCGTTGTAACGCTGCGCGGGCGTCATGGAGGCCACACCGGGGGCCAGTTCGCCCATCCCGGCCGCACGCTTGATCATGCGCGAGGCCGACACGGGGTCCTTGGGCTTCACATAGGCGGGCTTCACGCGGGTCAGGCGCTCGGCGGCCGAGTAGATCGGCTTGCCCTGTGCGGTCGGCACGACCAGCGGGGCCAGCTTCCGGTTTTCCGCGATCTTCGAGAAGTCGATGTATTCATCGTCGAAGGTCACGGTGCTCGGGAAGCACAGCGACAGCCAGTAGTTGCTCGGCGGCAGCATCATGTCGTTGTCCCGCAGGACCCCGAGCAGCGTGGCCGTATCGTAGATTTGGTGGTTGATCATGGTCTTCCCTTTCTCTCCAATCGGCCACGCGCCGAGGATGATAGTGCTTCTGACGCCGAGGCGGCGTCAGACGGCGATCTGGTCGTTGTTGAACTTCTTCTTCGAGATGAAGATGGTCGGCGAGTGGGAGCCCTCGAAGGCCCGCTTGCGCGCGGTCTCGGTGGCGAACGACGAGTGCCAGTTGAGGACATCCATGTCCCAATGGCCCTGCCGGTAGAGGCTGACCGACATCGACTGCCCGTTGCCCAGAATGACCGGGTGGGCGAGGATGCCGAACGGCTTCAGGTCGCGGTCGTCGCTGCCGCCCGACAGGGTGGCCCCCGAGGCGGCGATGTTCGCGCCAGTCTCGGTCAAGGTGATCGAGTTGCCCTCGTTGCCCGCGACCAGTGCCGTCAGAGTCACGACTGCGCCCGCGACGGACGCCTGCACGGCCGCGTGCGGCCCGCTGCCGCCCGAACCGTTGTTGACCGCAGCCGCGAGGTTCGCCGCCGCCGCGTTGATGTTCGCGCCGATGGCGACCTGATCCGGCGCGGTCACAGTCGCCGCGAAGGTGTAGGTCCGACCGCCGATCACGACCGTCTCGCCCGCCGTGGGAACGGCCACCGAGAAGGTGACGGTGCCGGTGGCGAAGCCGGTGCTCGAACCGAGAACGGCCAGCGCCAGAACGCCGCCGATGACCGACACGACCGAGTAGATGGGAAGGTTGAGGTCGGCGTTCGCCGCAACGACCTGATCGGTGGTCGTCGGAACGCCCTCGCCGTAGCGGGGCTCGGCGGGGCCGCCGTAGGACTGCGTGGCAAAGCTGGCGATGCCGGGCGAGCCCTGCGGGAGAGTGGTATCTTGCGCCATGATGGCCTCCTTCTGGGTTGAACGACGGAGTGGTCAGGCGGCGATCAAGCCGACTGCTTCCGCTGCACGCCGGTCATCCCGGCATAGTCGGCGAGGATCGAGTTCGCGCGGGTTTCGGCGGTATCTTTGCCGCCTTCGTCCTCGCTTCCCGAGATGCCGGGGTTGTCCTTCGACATCTGCTCGTCGAAGTGGTTGCGCGTGGCCTTGGGCTTGCCGCCTTCGGTGCCACCGGCCGGAGCCTCGGCCTTTTCCTCCGGCAGTTCCGCCAGCATCTCGACGATGCCGTCGGCATCCACCGCCGCCAGCTTCGGATTCAGGGCCATCTTGACGGCGGCCTTCGTCCGGGTCTTGGCGGCATCCGAGTTGAGGATCGCGGAAAAGCGATCCGAGGCCGCTTTCGCGCCCTCGGCCATGCCTTCGGTCTTGCCTGCGGCGCGCGCGTCTGCCACAGCCTTGTCGTGGGTGGCCTGCGGGACGCCGTTTTCAGTCGTGTTGGTAGCCATCTGTTCATCTCCTGCGGCGGCAACTTCGTTTGAGAATAGCACCATCTCGTCTTCAAGGGAACCGATCCTGTCGGCCAGCCCCTTCTCGATGGCTTCGTTCGCATCAAAGGTCAATGCCTCTGTTTTGCGGACATCCCCATCCTCCATCTTCCTGTTCCGCGCCACCGCCGTCGTGAAGACGCCATAGATGCGGTCGATTCGGTCTTGGATGCGGGATTTTACACCTTCCGGCAGCTTTTCATAGGCGTTGCCATCGACCTTGTGCTTGCCTGCGAAGATGAACGTGACCTTGATGCCGACATCCTTCAGCATCTCGGAATACTCGACGTGCGCGGTCACGACCCCGATGGAGCCGACGCCGCCCGAGCGCGTAACGGAGATTGGCCCTTCCGCCGACGATAGAAGGTAGGAGGCCGAGTAACTGTGGTCGGCCGCGAACGAGCGCATCGGCTTCTCGCCGCGCGCCTCGTAAATCTTGTCACCCAACTCGAAGCACCCTGCAACCTCGCCGCCGGGGCTGTCGTGGATGAAGGCGATCCCCTTGACCTCGGGGTCTGCCATGCCGCGCTTCAGGGCTTGTTCGATGTAGGTGTAGCCGGTTGCCCACCGACCGAGTTGCCACGGGAACCGATTCAGCAGCACGCCCATGACCGGGATTTGCAGCACGCCGCCCCGGACATTGTAGGGCCGATAGGCCGCGCGCCAGTCGTCGTGCGCGGGCCAGAAGTCTTGGTCCGACATCTGGGTCGTCGCGGCCGCCAGAAACTCGCTGGCGTGCTCATGCGCGACGACATGCTGGATGCTGGACTGGAAAAGCTGCTGTGCCGCCATGTCGATCAGGAGGGGCGACTGCGTGATCTGTTCCAGCAGAGGGGGCTTACTCGGCATCGGTCTGTTTCTCCCCTTCGTCCTCGGAGGCTTCCTTCTCGCGGGGAGCCCCCGTGATCGCGTTCTGCATGTTGTCTTCGACGAGTTCGATGCCCCGCTTTTCGCGTTCCTTCTTCTCGCGTTCCAGTTGGGCATAGACCTTTCGCCAGTCTTTGCCAAGTTTCGAGAGTTCATCTTCGTGAGTCGAGAGACCATACTTGATCCGAAGGACCGCCGCTTGGGTCTCCTTCAGTTCGTCGATCTGCCCGCGCGCCGCGCCGATCCAGACAGCCGAGCCGTAGGCTTCCCGCATGAGCGGGTCATAGAAGTTCGGCGCGTTGCGCGGCAGGGATTCGATGCCCCCGGTGTTGAACATCTCTTCCAGCCAGAGCAGGAAGATGAAGTTAGCCATGCGGTCGGCGACGATCTTCTTCCGCGACTGCATGAAGCGCCACGTCTGCACCATCGCTGCGCGGGCGCTGGAATAGTTGGTCTTGGTGAAGTCGCGCGACAGTTCCTCGTAAGACACGCCAAGGATCGCAGCGATATACCGGAGAACCGACTGCTCGAACTCTTGCCCGACGCCGCCGGGCGCACCGACCTGCCGGATTTGCAGGCGCGTGCCGGGGAAGAAGTGCGGAATCCGCACGCCGTCGATCATCATGTTCCGCGAGCGTCCCGCATACTGCGAGATCGCGCCCAGATAGTCCGCCGCATACGCGGCCGCCGCCTGACCGGGCGGGACGTTACCCGCACCCATCTGCTGAAAGACGGCTTCCGACGGGAGGTCGGATTCGATGCTGGCCGAATACATCGCGGCCACGGCCGCCTGCTGAAGCGTGAGGTCGCGGAACCGCTTGGCGATCCGCGTCTCCTTCAACCCGGCGACGATCTCGGCGATGCCGCGAGACTGCGCCACGCGCTGTTGTTCGAGGATGTGCATGACCTGCGGCCGCCCCCACGGCTTCCGCGCCTTCACATAGGTCCAGTTCATCGTCTTCTCGGGCCGCCACGCGACATCCGACGGGTGCGCGTCACGGATGTAGTATCCGAGCGGGCGGCCGTAGTGATTGATGTGGACCCCGCCCCGGACCTTCTCGTCGATGGCGTATTCCTTGCCCCACGGGGTCGAGAGCCGGTCGGTATCGACGAACTGGATCGCGGTCTTGAACGGGCGCGGTTGCTCGCGCAGCCACTCGGCCGTCGCCAGCACTTCCCCACCCATCGCATAAACCCCGACAGCGAGTCGGATCATGGCCGTGAAGTCGTTGATCCCGGCCGCGTCGAACCAATGGTTGTCGGACACCCCGGCCAGCATGAACTTGGCTTCGACTTCCTGCTGGAACTCTTCGCCCCACGTCTCGTCCAGCCCTAGCACCCGGAGATTCGGCTGCGAGTTGAGCAGATACATCGAGCCGACGATGTGGTCCCGATGAAGCTGGTTGCCGGTCTGCACATAGCCATCGTTGCGGCGCATGTCTCGGACGCGCGCGTCGAGAGTTCCCTTCTCGGGGAGGATTTCCGCGTCGGCCGAGAGCAGCGCCGGTTGCCAGAGAGCAATCGAGCGGTCGAACTGATTGGCCGCATCATAGGCCCCACCGATGGCAAGGTCCCGCGACGTGCCGTCGCCCACCAGCCGGTCGATGTCGGCCGCGATCTCGGCAGGGCTCGATTTCTCGGTCATCACATCCATACGTTCAACGGCCCCATGCCGCCCCCAATGCCAAGTTGCCGCTTCAGGTCAAGGATGTAGGCCGCAAGCCTCGCGGCGCTGGCCTGCACATACTCGATCCGTTCGCCGTTCTGATCCACGAAGACTTTGGCCGCCTGCCCGGTCATAAGCAGGTCATACTGCGTCTCGGCGTTGTCGAGCCGCTGCTGAAGGAGCGCACGGCGCTGCGGAGTCAGAATGTCCATGCAATGCTCCTACGCCAGATCATCGGCCAGTTTCCCCAGATCATACTTCGGAGCAGCCAGTTTTTCAAATGGCGTTGTTTGCGCGGTCGGATTGAAGACAAGATCGTTCTTGTCCCACTCGGCCGCCCACCCCGGCGGGCTGTTCCAGTCGATGAACTCTAGCCCGATCTGCTGCGTGAGACCAGATGCAAAAGCATACGAGAGAAGGTCCCACGACTCGTTGCGATAGTTGTTGGGGTTGTCCCATTTCCCGGTCGGCAGACGAACCTCCACTGTGAGTTCGGTGTAGAAGGTGTCGGGGAGCCAGTTGGGAAAGTTGATGCGGCCGCCGCGCGCCTCTGTCCGGTCGAGCATCTTGTCCACGGCGTCCTTCAGCAGATTGGACCCGAGGAAGAGCACGGGAATCTCCCCGCGAGCGCCCGCGTGCCGGTCTTTCCGCTGGCTGTCAGGGTATCCAAGCCGGACGCGCGGCGCAGTCGGCGTGGGATCACCCTTGATCAGAAGGAACCGGGCGAACAGGCCGGGGTCCCATTCGTATTCGCCCTGCTCTTGGGGCAGCAGCGTGCCGTCGTCCTCGGTTTGCAGTTCGGCTTCCTTGCCGCTGCGCAGCCAGCGCACGAAGTTGTAGGCCGTCGCCGTCACGCCCGCGCGACCTCCCGAGTCACACAGGGTCAATTTCACGGGCATGTGCCGCCCGGTGCCGTCCGCCAGCGGATAGGTCTTCTGCATGACCTCTTCGACCAGCAGTTTCCAGTCTTCGAGATACGCGCCGGGGTTGACCCAGAACCGCTCCCCGTCACCGTCGCGGCGCTTGGACTTCTTGATCTCGAATCGGTCCACGACCCAGATGTCGCCCCCGACCCCGATGCCGTGGATTTGGACCACGAATCGGTTCTTCTGCACGTCGATGCAGGCCACGAGATAGCGCACGCCCATCGGGACCACCCGCATCCCATAGTCCTTGGCGCGCGCCTTCAGCGTTTCGGGAAGGCGCGCGTCGGAGACTGCCTTGGGGGTGTAGGGGAGCGCCTGATCCGTCTGCACGGTGGCCTTCAGCCCGCGCTCGCTGCCGGTCTCTTGGTATTCCTTCTCGGCCGTCAGATACTTGAAGACCATCGTGGGCCACGTCACGAAGGTCGCCGCCGGGCCTTTGAGCCAGAAGGAACCGATGTTCGATCTGACCGCCTTGCCGCCGATCTGACCGTTCGGGAGCCACAGTTCTCCATCTTTGATCCAGCGTCCGGCTCGGTTCAACTCGTGCTTGCCCGGCAGCACACCCGGCTCGTGGGCATAGCGCGTGTTGCAATGCGGACATTCCATGTAGCAGGCTTCCGCCGCTTCCATGAGATCGTCCGACTTCGGCCACTTCAGCAGCCCGAAGTCCGGCTCGAACGGCATCCGGCACTTGGGGTTGACGCACTTCCAGAGCCAGCGCCGCCGATCCCCCCGGTTGTAGAGTTTCAGGATGCCCTCGGTCGGCGGTGCTTCATGCCGGGTTTTCGGCACCCACCCTTTCGGGTTGGTGACATAGAAGCCGGGCGACGATTCGGCCGCACACATGCCGTGCGACTGGAACGACGTGGCGCGCTTCAGCGCGAGGTCGAAGGGCTCGCCTTCGTCGTCCACATCCTGCTCCATGCGGTCATAGTCCGACAGCCACAGACGCGGGATCGGACGACCCGATAGCTGGTTGATCGTCGGCCACGCCAGCGAAAGGATCATGCCGCTACGATACCGCTTGTCGAAGGTATTGTCCGCGTTTCGGCGCTGGATCAGCCGCTCGCCGACCGCTTCCGAGTGCCGGTGCAGGCGGTCGATCCGTCGGATGCTGAAGTCCCGCGCCGCGTTCTGATCCTTCTCGATCAGCATGAGGTCGGCCGGGTCGCAAATCGCGGTGTAGGTCAGCCAGTTGAGGAACATATCGGTCTTCCCGGCCTGCGCGGGTCCGGCGAAGATCATGGCCGTGTAGCTGACCGAGTTGAGAATATCCATCGGCTCGACGAGGTAGGGGGTCGTGAGATTGCTCCACGGGCCGACATAGCTGCCTTGGTTATTCAACTGACGGTATTTCTCTGCGGCTTCCGAAACCGTCAGTCGTTCCGCCGGGCGCACGCCTTCGGCGGCCGCGACGACCATCGCTTCGAGCGAATCAAATGAGCCGTGAAGCATCGTCGTCCTCCGTGGGCACCACTTCCACCACGCCCGCTTCGGCCGACGAGGGCGGGGTCTTCTTGATGTTGGGCATCTGCACCAGCTTCTTGTGGATGTCAGCCTGAAGACTGTCCGCCATCTTGATCAGCATGTCGCGCTGCTCGGGGGAGAGGCCCATCGAGCGATCCACCATGTCGGGCCAAAGCTGCATCGTGAACTTGATGGTCTGGAAGACCTCCCCCAGAACCTCCATCACCGATTCAGTCCGCCAGAGATGGCCCGCGTCAGCTTCCCACTGTTGCCGCTTCCGCATGGCCGACCAGTAGGATTCCTGAAGGTGGGGCGGCAGTTCCGACGGCCGCATCTGCTTCAGGTGGGTCTCGATGTCGAAGACGGGCGTGACCAAGAACTGCGCAGCGTGCTTCAGGTCATAGACATGCCCGGCCTTCCGACGCTGGATCGGCGTGGCATCGCGCAGCTTCTTTCGGACAGTGGTGGGGTCCATCCCGAAGACCGTGGCGAGCCAACCGACGGTCACGCCATGCTGGACATCGGAGATGTTTACGGCCTTGATCGCGGCGGGAGAGCCGCCCTCGTAAGGGTCCCGCCGAGCGCGCGTCCGCAGTTCTTCCAAAACTTGCGCCGCCTTGTTCTGCCGCTCTCTGGCGACCGTGCGCGGCGACTTCCGCCGGGGCGGCTCCGGCTCGTCGAAGCCAAGCAGGTCCCTCGTGTCGTCGTCCTCGTAACTCATGCCTTGCCCCATCGGCGCAACTGTGCCGCCCTTCTGCTCTCCCGACCCGCTTCCGTGTTCGCGTATCGAGTGATACCGGCGATCCTGCGTTCTCGGGTTGTCTCGTCTGACCATGCCTTCTTTTGCGCTTGGGAGCGAGCCTCTTTGTTGACAGAAGCTACTGAAAGCACTCTCTGTTGCTCGCGCTTCTCTGGGTCTGACCAGACTTCCCGACAACGAGCCGCAC